CTACTTGTATACTACCCTGATGTGCAGCAAAATCAAGTTCATTGTTTCGATCTTTTTGCATTTGTTTATCAATTTCTTTAATAAGATCGTCATTTTGCATAAGAACATTTTTCTTAATCCAATCTTGTGAATAATATTTACCCACATATTGATCAAGTTGTTGCAGCAAGTTTACACGTTGCATCATAATTTCGTTTTCTTTAAGTTCACTAAAGAAATTATCTTTTATAAAATCAAAACGAATAAACTGTTTGATATCATCCCACTCATCAGCACGAATAATACCTTTAGCGATTAATTGTACACGTAAAGTATCAGCAAATAAATGAGAAAACTTTTTACGAATGCGATTAACAAATTTATTAAACTTAACTTCATCTCGAGTAATCTCAGAAGACCGACCAAGAGAGAATCCTTGTTCTGGACGCATCCGAGTAATCGGAACATTTAATGCTTGATATAATTTGTTTTGAAAATAAGTGATATCTTCGATCTGTCCCAAATTCTGACCACCACCTAAAGTAGTAATCTCTGTACCTTTACCACCTTCACGACGTGGCATCCAGAAGTCTTCAAGCATTGACAGATGTTTACGATCGTCACGCATTTCACCAGTTTGTGCATCATACACAACTTTGTTGCGGAAACGATTCATAATATCATTAACATACTGCTCTGCTTTTACTTTTGGTAAATTACCAACGTCAACGTAGAAAATCCTACGTTCAGGTGCACGACTGACTCGATAGATGACTAATGAGTCTTCAATCAGTTTTAATTGATTAACTGGTTTGATCGCTTTATGTAAATACGAAAGCATCATACCTGTATTTGAATCTACCAGACCAGATGGAGCATACACAACTGAGTCTAGTGCTAACTTAATACCTTGAGTAGTTTGTTCAGTAATACCCTTGTCATTATACAAGTAATATTCTTCAACTTGTCTAACTACATCAACTCCACCTGCAGTTTTTTCTTTCTTTACGTTTTTGATCCGACGAATCTTACGTGGATCAATTGAACGCATTTCAACAATACCGTCTTTAACTTTTTTCTCATCTATTAAAATATGAAAATAAAGACGACCGTCAATATACCAAGTACGGAACATGTCATGTCCACGCTCTTCAAATTTTAAGAGACGTATTACATTTTCAAATTCTTCTTCAATTCTAGTTTTAATTGACTCTGATACTTTAAGATCGTCAAGAATAATTTCTACTGGTTGTTTATCACCATCAGAAATAACTGCTTCATTAACGATATCTTCAATTGCACCATCGCAATCTGCATATTGTGCTACTTCACGATAACGACGTATTAAGTCATTTTCGTTTTTAATAATACCCTCAACGTCAAGTACCGCACCGAAGTACGCACCTGCGTTGATGGAAGATATTACGGTTGATCCGTCATCAGCAGCAGGAGGCACTACGGATAGTGCTTGCTCCTGCTTACCTTCACGACGTTTGATCTCTAGACCAAAAATTTGCATTATATAGTAATCCTATTCAGATTTAAACTGTAATTGGGAAAGTACCAATTGGAGTATTAATTGATGTATTGATACCGAACGCACCACCTTCAGCAGTATTAGACGACCAGTAGTTGTACTGGAATGTAACATCAAATGTTTCAATTTGATTTACAGCATCAAAATCTAACTGGATTGCACCGATAGTAATTGGATATGCATCAACAAACTTATAGGTTTTGAGAATCGCACCGTTACGATCAAGTTGCGATACTTGCATATCAACTTGGTAATCACGTGGATTAACTCTACCTTCAGTAGTAGTTAGTGATTGCACACCGTGTGACCATTGCTCCAACGAATTACGAATATCGAATGAAGTATCGTTGTATACAGTAATGTTCCATGGTTCAAATGAACGTTCACCAGCAAAATTTACTGGACGACCACGATATTGAACTTGAACATTTTCTACGATAGATGCTGGAATCTGTGCTGCTTTGCACAAAAATTGTGCTTGTTGTCCAGCAACAATACCACTAGATACGTACGATGGGAATGATAGTTGAACTAGGAATTGGTTGGCACGTGCGCCACCACCCAACATCATTGATTTAAAATCTGAAACTCTTGCCATTTTTATTTCTCCTTAAACTTTATTTATCTAAGAATTGGGGAGTTATCTCCCCAATTTCTTATGCCCCTAGTTCTTCAAAGTTAACGCCAGAACGTGCAGCAATGAAGTTCAGAGTGATAAAGTTGATAGAACGATTTGGTTTGATATAGATATCAGCAACAAACGAATTGCTATCAATAACTTCTGCTGTATTGTTTGTTTCATCGCAGACAACTTTAAAGTCTGTAACACCACGACGACCTTGGACGTCACGCAAGAATGGTTCAACAATATTCTTAAATTGTGCACGAGTAAATCCATCGTTAAATTCAAACAACTGGAATTTAGCAGCAATTGCAATTGCTTTTTCCAGAACGATAAACAGACGACGCACGTTAATACGATCGAACGCACTTGGTTTAGCAAGCAAAGTCTTGTCACCAAAGAGAACAGTTCCTTCTCCTGGGAAAGTCACAACTGGGTTTACACCGTTTTTGTATAAATCGTCACGTTGTGGTTTATTAGGACTTACACCAAGTTTAATACAATTTTTAATTTGACCACGATTCATACCACCTGGAGAGAACCATGCTTCTGTTGTATAGTCAGTACGTGCACACAAACCACCAATATCACCGTTTAATGGAACCCAACGATATACGTCATTGTAACGGTCATACTGATACTTAACACCACTGTCCATAACAGCATAAGAAGTGCTTGGTAGAGCATTACGATAAGCATTAATTGCATCAATTTCTGATGATGTGTTACCAATAATTGGTGCACCATCATCATTTGCAGAAATAAAGGCAACGCAATCCAAACGTGCTTCAGCAACGTTATTAATAACGTCAATAGCAACTGTAGTTGGAGCATTACCAGTAAGAATTAAACTAATGTCATACGTTTCCGCATCAGCAAAAAGTCTAAATCCGTCAATGTAATCACCATTATCTGGAGCGAAGTCATCAGCACCATTAACCAGTGAAACATTAATTGAATCTTCTAATGTTTTGTATGAAGTTCCAGCAAGAGTTGTTGCAGCAGCACCTAAATTAGCACCTACTTCAGAAACATCAGTAGTATGGTCTGTCCACCAAATATATTTTGATTGATTATTAATTACATTTTTGTAGTAATTATTGGTACCATCGAATTTTTTAGCATCAGATGCTTTAGAAACATAAGCAAATTTTTCTAAAATAGAACCAGCAGTTCCAGTAAATGCACCATCTTCATCAATAACAATGATATGCATTTCATCGTTTGCAACGAGTTCACCTTTAGAAACAGCGTAATCAGATGTACCTGGAGCGCCTGGGAATTGTGCTGCTAAATCAATAGTAACACCATTAGTTAGTGTTGTTTCCCATTCACTAAAAGTTGCAATATCTGCCATACAAACTTTAAGAGAGTTACCCATCGAACCTGGAAATTTTGCTGCGAATGGACCAACTGCAGCAGCGCCATCTTCAAAATTTGTAATATAATCTAATGCATTTTTAATTTTAATTGCTGTTCCAGTAGAAACAGCATTTTTAGAATCTACTGTATCAATACGTGTTAAGATTAGATTATTTGTATAACCTAAAAAGTTTGCAGCAGTGAAGAAATCTTGAAATGTTTCGTTTGTTGGTCTACCAAATTGCTGTACCAAAACATTTTCAGAATAAACTGAAGTAGGGAACAAAACTGGACCCCATTGGAACAAGCCGGCGAACGCACCGACCGATGTAGAAACTGCTGGAACGATAGCAGAAAAGTCTTTTTCTACTACTAGAACTCCAGGCGATAGTTGAAATGCCATATTAAATCTCCTTGTTACATGAACATGTTGGCGATGTGAGACGCACTAATTTATTTAGGTTTTTCAGAAATTGAGCAGGGGTTGTTCATCGGCAATATTTCCATCATTAAACCATCCTATTGGTGTTAATTCCGACTCAATTTGTTGAATTCTGTTCTGATACATTACTTCTCTCAGGTTAACATTATTTAGGTCTTTGAAATATGGGGAAGTAGTT